GTGTCGTGGCTGTGCGATGGCATTTCGTTGATGGTTAGCGTGTGAGTATCCTCGCCGCCCGTTGAGCCTGCTGGGAACTTCTGCGACTGTGCTAACAGGAATACACCATTGAGCGCTTGCCATGTGCCGCCAAGAAACGTGGATGGGTCGGCTGGTTTGGTGCTTTGGTAAATCGCACCTACTGGGAACATTGCGTCCAGCAGGTCAAAGTTCTTGGCCAAGTCCTTAATAGTCTGCGTAACATCATCTGTTACATCTGGCTTAGTAAGTCCCAGCCTTGCTGTCTTAGTACTCATTAAATGTCCTTCCACTCGAACTTGAGTGATACATCATTGCCTGGATGATTCTCGTTGTCTCCAACGTACATGTTGTTTTGCCATGCGCCGCGAACGCTCTCCCACGTCTTACCTGTGTAAGCTTGCCATTTAAGGCTCTTGAGCCTGTTCTGTCCTGCTCTGGCAAGGTAGCTGAGCGTGAGCCCGCCAAATCGATTCCACTTATCACCTGTGTAATTACGCCATAGGGCTGTGCCGTAGTCAGGCGTGGTGTTTACCGTGATTGTGTTCTTGCCATTGTGAAGACGTGCAGCATCGCTCGACCATACACCAGGACTTAGGAAGAAGCTTGTGCCATTGATGTTTACGATTGCGTTCGACTGGGTTGTAATAACCGCTAGAGCGTCATGTGCAGGACCGTCAACAACGTAAGACTTGCCAAGCTCACCATTGAGCAAATACTCGACAATGCCCTTGCTCTTGTAAGGCTCGCAAACAACCTTTACTTTGAGCGCCATACCCTGCATGAACATCTTCTGGGTATCAACTTCAAAGCGTCCGTGGTATGTATAACCTTCATCCCAGGACAGCTTGAAGTCATACGCTCTGCCATGCAAGAAATTACGCAGCTTAGTAAGAGACTGCTCAATCTCTGCCCAGTCAAGAGCGGCATTTGGATAGCAGGTAAACTCGATTGTTCGCTTACCAAATAGTGGGCGGTGTGCGAACCACTCGGAGAGGTCGAGAACGCCATCAGCTCCAGGAATAGTGACTTGCATAGTCTTTGGTGCAGGCGGCGTATCAACGTAGTCTGTCATGATCACGTTGAACGTCTCACAAAGTGGTGTGCCATCTACATATATCTCGAGGTTCATCGGCTAGCCACCACCTTATATGCACCCAGGTTAGCGTCAACGTAAGGAGATACGACACCGCCAACAAGTCTTGCATCCATGTAAAGCTTCATGTTCTTAAGGTCCTCACGCATGTTTCTAATCTCAGCAACAACAGCGCTCTCATGGTTAGACTCATTCATTGCGTCAACCATGTAGCCTTTGATGTTGTCGATTGGAAGAATCGCTTCTGGACCTGCTTCACCGCCGACCATTGGGCGTAAGCCGTTCATGCCAAACATCGTTGGCTTAGTCAGAATGCCGCCTTCTGCGTACCAGTCAATGCTGAGATGTGGCACTGAAGGTGGAGCAATCGAGAAAGAACCAGAGATGTTAAAGTGTGGCAACTTGATGTGCGGCAGCTGAATAACAAGACCAGCGAAGAAGCTCTTAATCCTGCCAGGAATGCCAGAGATAAAGCTAACCATGTTATTGAAGTTGCTCTTGATACCGTCACCAATTGAGTAACAGAAATTCTTCCATGCAAGGAATGCCGCTGTTCCAAGTGATAGTGCGGCGGCAATACCGCTCATACCATTGTGGACAACTGTTGCTAGTCCCTCGATAACTGGTCTAAGACCGCCACAAATCTCACGGACAGTAACGCCAAAGCTAGCTGCGTCACTACCAGCATTGGACATATCGTCACCCATATCCTTAAAGAGAGGGGTAACAGACTGGATGCAGGTTGTGAGGTCCTTTGCAATTTGGTCGATAAGTGGCTGTAAAGCGTAGAAGACACCATTCACGGTATCAATCAAAAAGCTAAGAACGCCATTCAAGCCTTCCATTGCGCCACGGACAAGTGGCAGCACACTAACACCAAGCTCCATGAGTGGCTCGATAAATGGAGTAAGCACGTTCAGAATGTTCGAGAGTAGGTCCATAAAGAACTCAAGAGCAAGCGATACCTGCTCCATATTAGCCTTGAAGATACCATTGACTTCATCAAGAGCGCTTGTGTTCTCAATGATGTTATTGAAGGAATCGCCAATTCCTTTTGCAAAGTCTTCAATGGAGCTTATAAGCCCCTCAAGAGAATCAGCCACGCCGTAGACATCAAAGCCTGTTGTATCGATAAAGTCACCGATAGCAACTTGGTTGTCAGATAAGAAAGACTCAATAGATCCTGTCAACTTCTCTGCGACGCTAGCCCCAAGGTCTTTAAGGTCTGTTGCCTTTGCTGCGCTCGTAAACGATGAGAACATACCAGACGCAATTGACTTAAAGTCAAGGCTCTCAACAACAGCAGAAAGCATGTTGCCAAGCTCTTCGCCGATACCCTTTGCAACATCTGGCAGAGCCTTAAAGAGTCCCTTGGTAATGCGAGCGATTGTTGGAATTAAGTTCTTTGCAACCGTTCCAATAGACTTCAGAAGCTTCTCAGACATGCCCTCAATGTCGCCATTAGGGTCTGCGATGGCCGTGAGCCAGTTCTCCCAGGAAGCCTGCATCATCTGAATAGAGCCTTGGATAGTCTCTGCTGCTTCTTCAGCAGAGTTGCCCATAATGCCTTGCTGTTCCTGGATGTCATGGATTGCCTTGACGATGTCACCATACTTCTCGATGGTTAAGTCACCAGCACGGCCTTGCGCCTTCTCAAAGGCATTAGCGTCTGCAATAAGACGCTCCATCTCTTGCTTCGTACCACCATAACCAAGCTTCAAGTTGTCAAGCATCGTGTAGTTCTGCTTTGCAAAACCTTGATATGCGTTCTGAATGTCTTGGAGATTAGAGCCAAAGATTGACGCATTGTCAGCCATGTCAGTAATTGCCATGTTGCCTGCACGAGCGGCAGCAACTACATCGCCGCCAAAGGACTGCTTGAGCGCCGCACCCATGCTATTTAGCTGATCCATGTACTGGTTCATAGATACACCAGCAATGGCATAAGCTGCTTGAGCATTAGCCATTACCTGACTTGACGCTTCGCCAAAAATCTTCTCTACGCCGCCTGAAAGCTGCTCAAAGTTTGCATACGCATCAAGCGATTGTTTGCCAATGGCAATCATCGTTGCGCCGATTGCCGCAACTGCCGCGGTAACTCCCAAGGCAGCTGTCTTCATACCATCAAACGCCGCTGTTGCTACGCCTTCATTAAAACCTTTAGTCGATGGAATGACAGATACATAAGCAGAACCTACTTCTGCGTTAGCCATATTCACCTCCTAAATTAGTGTGAGTCCCACCAGTCATTGAACTGACTGATTGGAATTGGGTCCTTGCCGTAGACCTCCTCTTTGGCGCTCTCAACGCCGGGGCGTGTGAGTGGCTTTGGCTTAGGCTGCTTCTTAGTTGTATGAGCTGACGAGTACATCCATGCAAGCTGGCTTATTTGGTCTGAGAGCCTTGCAAGAAGCTGTGGGACAATCTCTTGCGATTCCCAGAGCGCATAGTCAATGTCATTGGGATGTGTTGCCTTCCAAAGCGCTGAAGTCTTAGGCAAGTTATTGATAAAAGAAAAGAGCGCCCTAAAACTAAGGCGCTCTCCAAGGTCATCTAATGTGAAGTCTGTAAGGGTCATGAGGTCATATTCAAGCTCTCCAGTATGCTTAAGAATCACCTGCGAGAGCCAAACTATTCCCCCGCTTCAACCTCACCAGCTTCAACACGCATCTTATTCCACTCAGACATGATGGAAGATAGATCGTCAATACTAAGCTTCTCAACCTCAACAACATAAGGCTTCAAGAAGCTTACGAACCACTTCACTGCTTCCATGCTAGAAGCTTCGGCATTCTCAAGAATGCCAACACGCTCAATGTCTGCGAGAGTCAACTGGAGAGGGATATGACACTCTGAACCATCAACGGTAATATCAAGCGTCTTGTGGGAGGTTGAGAAGTTAAGCATTATCGAGTCACTACTCCATCATCGGTAAGGATATAGATACTGTTGCCCTGTGCGTCTGGCTGGCACTTCAGCTCGACTGGAAGTGTTACAGCTTCAGCAGACTGGAAGTTCATCTCCGAAGGTGGGATAGCCTGGCCGCGAGGAACGATAATCATCATCTTCGCAGCGCCGTCCTTCAACTTGAATACCCACTCGCGGACCTCTGGAAGCCTTGCGCCGATTGCAATCTTCATCTGAGTGCCACGGGTAGAAGTTGCAGCGGTAACGGTTACAGCATCCTTACCAAACGCGCGAGTCGCTGCACGCTCGGACATCTCAAGCTCAGTGAACTTGACCGTACCATCAAACTTCTCGAGAAGCTGACGAACATTAGCGCCGTTTGCTTCGGTAATGTCCTTAGTGGAGTAGTCGGTAGAGAGTGCGATACCATCGCTGGAGATATATCCAGAGTCCTTGAACGCAGCATTAAGAGCAGAGTTCAAGTCCGTTGGGATAGGAGTTCCAACAGGAGCGTCCAGGACAGCGCCAGTAGTAGCCTGGTCGAGAGCGCCAACAAGTACTTTGGAAGCGTCAACTGCCATAGTTAATTCCTTTCATCTTTGATATTTACTGACATAGAGAATGTGACCTGCCATACAACAAAGTCGCCTTCCTGCTTGCCGTAACTAAATACGTTTGGCGTGAAGACAGCGTTAATGTTTCTGTCGGTTGGCGGGGTCACTTTAAGAGCAATAGCAAGCTCGTGAGCAACCTGCTCAGAGCGTGCGCTGCTCCTCGTCCATATTGATATGGTGTACTCAGGGGAATCATGCGGATAGTCCATCTCGCCGCCTGTGCGGTCGACAAGAAGGAACTCGTCTGGAGTGTTCTTCTGAACTTCGGTTGAGCATGGCAAACCGATTGTGGTATGTGCCCACTTGATGACGTGCTCCATTGAGCTGAATATCATGATTACCCCCTTGCTGCCTTTTGCAGCGTGTTATGCAGAGCATTTGAGTTGATTGCGTGTACGCTTGCTGTGTGAACAACAGCATGAGCGCGGTTCTTGCCGACTGTGACTTTCACGCCATAGTCCTTCGCACCATACATTGAAGCGGCACGAGCTCGTATCTTCTCTGCACTCTTACGTAAGACTTCCTGCGTCTTAGCACCAGTTAAGATTGATGTCAGCTTGTTTGCTTTATAGATCATCTTGACTGTGCCACCAGCGTTAGAAGCCGTGAACTGCCTAGCCATCTACAACTCCAAGCGGTACCAAGCAGCTCCATCTCCAACCCTTTGGAATCATCTGTTCTGGGAAGTCAACCGGAGCGCCAACAACGTTGAACCAACGCTTCCCATCCGGACTAACCTGAGCACGTCTGAGACGCTCTGCCCATCCTCGAGGGAAGTAAGCAGTCGCTGTGACTTCAACGCCTTCAGGTCTACTCACTTCTAGGTCCTTTGGCTGGAATGGCGCAAAGAGACATCCTGGAACGCTTATTGGCTCTGAATACGTAAATGACTCATTGCCAAATCGGTCGGTGCCAGATGATGTGCGCTCCTTAACAAAGAGCGTCATTGTTGGCTTCATTAGTCCTCCTTTGGAAGAGGGTTAGCAAATACTGCGTACCCCTCATCAACTCCAAGAAGTGACTTCTCAAACGATGTGAAGTAGATGTCTCCTGTTGGATTTGAGTAAGACACTGAGCCACCAAAAGGTGACGCAGTCCAAGACTGCGATTGCACACCAATTGGTGTTTCTGAGCCAGATTGAAGAACTCGGATTGCCACCTGGCAAACAACAAGCTTCAGAACAGCTGGGTCCTTAGACTCAACGTCACAGAGAGAGCTAACAGCAGCAGAGATAAGGGAGAGCAGGTTCTCTGCCCTCCCTTCTTCTGTTGCTTCAAGAGTTGGAAACATTGCTTTTAAATCGCTCAGAGTTGCGAAGGGCTTATTCTGCCCTGCCATGATTAAGCGCTCTTAAGAACTGCAAAGCCCTTAGGGTCAATGACTGCGTAAGAGTAAACAACTTCTGCGCGGTAAGCTACCTGGCCAAGGCGCTTGAGGTCGCCGAGTCCGTCTGGGTCGCCAGTCTCGATGGTCTCAATGTTGATGTCACGGACAATGCCCCACTTGATGAGGTTGAAGTCGCCCATAACTGCAAGGACCTTGGTCGCAGTCTTAGCGAGAGTACCGGAGACGGTGTTGGAAGTTGCAGCTGCAAGGCCATCGACTACGCCAGTGTTGAGATTGATTGGAATCTCTGGGAACATGCGCAGGCCAGTGTTCTTAACACGAACCTTACGCAGGCTGGAAGCGTAAGCCTTAGAAAGACCGATACCAGAGATAGAGTAGCCTGGGTCAACTGCATCAGCGAGTGCGTCAAGGTCAGCTGCTGGGTCAGTGGTAGCAGTGACAGCGGTTGCACCAGCAGTCAGAGCGGTCAGACCGGTTGCAGCCATACCAGTTGCAGGGTTGAGAGCGTGGAAGACGAGATAGTCAAGACCACGGCCAAGAGCAGCAGCAGACTTGTCAACGATTGCGTCAACAATCTGAAGCTGACTGTCCTCGTCTGCCCACTGGACCTCGTTAGAGAAGCGGACAGTGACAGAGAGCTTCTTGATGATGTGGTCGACTGGCTTCAGACCGACAGTCTGAGAAGAGTGCTGCGTGGACTCGCCGACAATCTCGGCTTCTGGGTCCTGAGTGAACAGGATGGAAGCGCGGTTGGCAAAGATTGCTGGAGAAGAAGCAGACAGAGTCTGAATGACGGAAGTGTCTGCAACCTTAGAGACAAGGTCCTTTGCAATCTCAACAGGGAGCTTAATGTTAGTAGTGTTTGTTGCTGGCATTGTTAAATCCTTTCTTAGTTACCAAATAATTGACGTGCAAATTCAGCTTTTGCGGAGTTATCTCCTGCTTCTGTGGTGAACTTGCCAGGGTGTGGAGCTTTTACTCCTGATTTAGGCTTTAAGTGCTTGACGAGTACTTCTGCAAACTGGCGCATGTCCTCTTCTGTGGAACCCACAACAAGCTCTTCTGGTACATTGAACTCAGACGCAATCTTTCTCTTCATTGAGGCTTGTTCCTCACGGGTCTTATAGCCCTTTACTGCGTCTTCTGCTTCCTGTGCACGCTTCTGTGCTTCTGCAAGCTCCTCTGTGGCCTTAGAGTTCTCCTTAGAACGCTTCTCCCATTTGCGTGCCTGGGCTTTCCAATAGTCGACAGTGTCAGTCTCATCAAGCTGTGCAGCTTCTTCTTTGACTTCCTCTGTAGTCTCTTGTACTTGCTCCTGCTCAGTAGTGTCTGGCATCTTGTGCCCCTTTCTTTTTTGTCCGTGCGGACCTAATAAAAAACCAGCTGTGCAGCTGGTTGATTACACCGATTGATTAGAGTCAGTATCTTGTTCTTGCTGTTTACGCTTCTGTTGCTCTTGGTATTCGAGCCACTTTGCGTAGTATTCCTTTGGGTTGTAACCGCCAACCTGTGTTCCAGGCTTGCCTGCTACAACCTTGCAGCGGCAGTGATCGTGATAGTGTCTTGTTGCGCCTTCTTTGGTGAAGTAGAAGCCATTTGCGGCCAGACGAGCGCAGAACGCACACTCATTGCCCTGTGGAACACGTGCAAACTTCAGTCCATGACGTGAACCTGCGTTTGTTGTGGTCCTGTTTGCTTGCTGCAATACTTCACTCTCAAGCAGGTTGCCGCACATCTCCAAGAACTCTGAAGCCTTGATGTCGTTGTGCGCGGCAAATTCTGCAATCTGCTCGCGATACTTATCGTTGACAAACATCGGAACATTCGCGAGGTCGGTATTACTCGCATGTTCACCACTTGTTTTATCAAAGAAATCAAGCGCAATCGAACCGGCTGCATCACCATACGTGAGTGTGACGCTTATCATCGACTTGTTGACAAGCTCAATAAACTCAACGTCATCCATGTCTGGCTTAATCTTCAGACCGGCTTGAATAAGTCGCTCAAGACTGGAGCGTGCTCTGCCTTGCAAGCGTGTCAGCGTTGCATGGTATGCGTCCATCTCTCTTTTACTGATGTTCATGGTTACTCACCCTGTGAAGCAGCTTTGACAAGCTCCTGCGAAGCGAATCTGCGTCTATCAGCCTGAAGCTCTGTGAGAACGTCATCCTTATAGCCGAGAGCGCGCAGTGGAACATCGGAACTTGCAAGCCACGGGAAGGTAGATACCTGCTTAGTGATGGCATCAGACATTGAGACGGGTGAAGGTGTCTCAGGGTTAGCGAATACTGCTGTAGTCTCGTTATCTCGCATGGCGCTGTAGAAGTCCAAATCATGTTTTACTGCGAGAGCCATAGCAGAGACATTGACAAGAGAGCGCTTGCAAGAAGCAATGTAGCTTGTAATGTCGATAATCGCGTCTTCCTGGTTAGCAATGATTGCATCTGCTGAAGTTGGGTTAGCAGAAGTGAAGCTCAACGATGAAAGAGGAACATTCGTTGCATCTGAGAACATAGAAGCCAAGAGCTTCATATAGTCACTGTGCGGCTGCATGGTAAGCTGTGGCAGCTGTCCATAGTTCGGAATCTGCTTGTTCTTGTTTGACGTTGCAATAAAAGTTGAACCAATGAACGCGCCAAAAGGTGAATCAGCAATCTTCTGAGCAACGCTAGCATCAGCTCCGAGCAGATACTTCTGTGGAGCAGAAGCAAAAGCGGCGGTTGCGCTCATGTTAAGAATCTCACGTTGTGCATCATCAACAAGGCTCATAACCGTGCGGCTAATGCGTGAAGTGCCGAACGGACGCTCAAGCGTTGAGTGGTATGCCACCGGCTCAACGGGTACACGGCCCATTGCGTGCGATTCCTCTGTGGCAAACCATCTGCCATTAAGCAAGCTAAGCGTAATGAACGTATCGTCTGTGAAGACGTAGACAAGCGTTGGAGTCTTGATGGACTGTGTTTTGTTCCACTCAGCGTCAACAACTACAAGAGCAGCTTCAATGCGCTTCTTAGCGTCTGACCAAATGGCAGATGCGGCCGTTGCAGGATAGCCGGAGATAACAACATCAGGCTCATTGAATTCTGGGTTGCCCTGGGTAACACTAATGAACGCAACTGAGTGCCTAAGTGAACTCATGACAACCTTACGAACCAAATTCTCTAAGTCATTCTCACGAGCAATAGTACGCAGTTCTTCTTTGACAGCTGTATCAGTTGCGTTGAAGTTCTGGAATTGCACACGATCAGCCCACCAGTTGACGCACTTTGCGGCCCAGTCAATCTTGGCATCAATCTTGGAAGCCAACTGAGGAAGAACAGAAACGCCTAAATCCTTAACTTTTACATTGCCGTTATAATAACGGTCTCTGAGAACATTCCTGGTATAGTGCTTACGCCAAACTGCCACAAGCTGAGAGACAACCTCTCTGTTCTCATCCGATAGACCAATGGCAGCAGCCATGGAAGCATCGAGTCCTCTATCCACTAGAAGAACACCTCGCCTTCATCTTCATCATCTTCATATTGTTTTGCTGCCCATGCAGCTAATGTGGCAGCTTCAACAACCGCTGCTCTCTCACCATC